CATTTCATTTGCTGTTTTCCGGTTACGTCTCTTCCCGCCACACCGACAAGCCTGTCCCTCTTATCGAAAACAGGAAAAACATAACGGTCTTTCATTTTACCTGACCTCATTACTCCGCTATCAAAAAGTTGAAGAGTTTCAGATGAGACTCCCCTTCCTTTCCAGTATGAGTAATCAGGGATGATACGCCTCAAGTCCTCCTTGTTAAAAATAGTTGGCTCTTTCAGCTTCTCTTTTTCAGGCTTAGGGACTCTAAGCTGGAAGTTGTTGGAAATGTAGCTCTTAGCCTCGCTAAGGTCTTTTAGATTAAGAGTTATTTGAACGAGCTCTTCTAAGTTTCCAAATCGATTCTCTTTAAAATCGACCCATCTACCCGAGTCTTTCTTAATGGACAAGACGCTATTACTGCTGGAGTCGCGGTAAAGCGGCTTTGTTCTGTACTCTTTTCCGCTATCAAAAAGAGTATAGCCTATATTAATTAGAATGTCTTTAACGTCATGCATTCGTATTAAAAAAAGATAAAGCAGGGCTTTCTTCTGGGGGCTCGCCGCTTTGAATGTTATAGTTTTGTTGCTCGAAGGTAATGATGTCGTGAAGGGATCCTTCCTCCTTGACCTTAAAGTTTTCCACTCGGAAATTTAAGAAGTTGTTGACGAACTTTTCGCTATTTGCTCCGTTTGTGGTTTCTGATGTGGTTCGGCGAAGCAGGTCTTGGTGTCCTGCGGCATCCCTTCCTTGAAAGCGGGTTTTGAGGGGGATGAGCTTGTGGGTTCCGAACCTAGGTCCATCTGTAGCGATCTCGTCGAGAGTCTTTCGGCGGAAGATGGCCACAAACGTCGCAAACCACTGAAGCCTATCAGACAAGGAGATCGCAGAACTATCGTCAACTAAGGTGCCGGAGTTGCGGTTGAAACTTTCGCCAGAACGGTTCATCTGCATGGCTGTTATGAGAGGCGCGTTTATTTCCTCAGACACCCTCTTTAGCTTGTCTATCTTTTCTCCGATAGCTTGGTGCTCTGCCCAGTTTTTCCCGACCTTGTCGCCTGTCATTTTCACATAGTCATAGGCTATTACGCACTTGTTTCCTCTTCCTACATATTTCATGTGCCACCGCCTAATTATAGCACATATTTCGTCGGTGGTTTTATTGCGAACGTGATAATGATAATATTTATGCTTTTTAAGTTCGTGAAAATATCCCCTGACCTTGTCAACCATCTCTTCGTCAGATCTCCACTTCCCTGTCTCTAGGAACCAAAGGGGGACTCCGGTTTTAGCTGCCGCCATCCTGAACTGGATTTCGTCCGTGGTCATCTCCGTATCCAATACGAGAACAGGAACATCGTTTTTAATTGCTGTTCCCAAGCACAACTCATTGATAAATGTTGTTTTGCCTTGAGCTGGTCTGGAAACTATCGCGTAAATGTTGCCACCTCGTAGCCCGCCAAAGAGACGGTTGAATTCATCGTAAGTAGTAGAGAGTCCCGTATCGTCAGATGGGTTATTGCCTCTTTCTTCGATCTTAAACTCTAAGTCGTCGAAAACGTTTTGAGGGTCATCTTCAAATGAATAACTAGAAATCTTTTCGCTGTAGATGGAATCAGTAGAGGCTATTATCTCATCTAAGCCTTCGTTAGAAGAGTTAGTTACGTGCTCCTTAATTCGGTCGGCTGTCTCGCTTAGTTCTCTTCTTATACGGAACTTCAGAAGCTCTTTACAGGAGTCGATTACTGCATCATGCGTTATGGACGTATAACTTAACGTGTTAACATAATCGTAAATATCAATATCATCTTTAGATGAGATGCCTAAGTTTGATATCTTAGTGGCTACTAGAACTTTATCTATTTTTTCACCGTTGAGAATAGCTTCCCTAAGGATGCAATAAATTGTCTGGTGAATATCGTTATAAAAGTCCGCAGCATTAACGAAAGAATCTATCTCAGTTAATACTTCGGGGTGCTTAAGAAGTCCGCCTAAAACGTGACTCTCGACCTGATTAGAGTATATGGGCATTTATTCTATAGAAAATAGAAAATGTTGATCACTTGTAGACTCGATCTACCTTAAAGAAATAATCAAAAAGCGTATCGGGCGCTTCTAACCCTCCGATTGCCGTATATACAGCTACGCCTTCTTTTGCTCCCGCATAAATTCCCCGATGAACCGTTGACTGAGTTCCCATCATTCGGCTTAGCTGCTCGAATCCGTGCTCTAAACTGGCTTGAGGAATCTTATCGAGAGAACCCTTGTCGCCAATAATAACGCACGCAGCCACGTTCCCTGTCGCAGCATCAACCCCTGCCAATATGTTTTTGCGTAGGTTGTCCCTAACAGCATAAGAAATACCCGTATCGGTATAGTCCTTGACCGGAGTGGCTCCAAACATAATTAATCCGGAAGAGAAAATTGTATCCAGATCTGCTTTGTCGAAGGTCGTGTAGGCTGACTCTTTCGCCGATATCTTATTGAATAGATGAAAGATAGAACAAATGCTATTATTTGCAGTGCCCCAAAACTGGTTAACGCTTAACTTCGGATAGAGCTGTTTGATTTTTTCATTATCAAGAATAATTAAAGGAGAAACTACTCCCGCCTTTTGCAGGCCTAAGGTTCTAGTAACTGTCTTTTTGGAATTTTCTTGGACCTTTATTCCTTCTCCCCTAGTTGGTAACGCCAAAATACAACCTACCTTTGCATCGGTGTCTTTTTTCTCTTTCCCTAAGGACTGACTAAGGTCATGACAGATATCTAACACCCTAGCCACACCTCCGGCTCCAGTCCCGCCTCCTGCACCCGCACAAACTAAAACTCTTTCGTAAGATGTCCCAAAGGTCTTTTTTAGAAAATCCAGAATGTCTTCGTACCTAGTTCTGAAAACTTCATCTGCCGCTTCTGGGTTCTTTCCGGCTCCGCCTTCCCCAATAAGGAGCTTATTTTCTTCGGGTATTTTAATTAAAGACAGGTCCTGTTGAGCGGTATTGATAATACCTACTCGACGATAACCCAAGTTCCAAAAAGACTCGGCAAGCCTTGACCCACCTTGCCCAACCCCAACTATGGCAAAATTAAAGGCGGCATCGTTGAACTCATCTTTTATGGAGTCTTCTGAGGGGTCATCATCTGGAAGGGGTATGTCGGGCAAATCTATACCTAAATCCATAACTTCGGTATGCACTTCCTCGGAGGATGGCTCGGGAGAATCTGAAGATTGATCAATAGATGGTTCCGTAGGAAGTTCGGGGGCTTCTCCCGCAACTAATGACATAGGAACTTCTGCGGGTACTTTTTCTGGATAGTATTCGTTTATGTTTGTATCACTCATTTTCGTCTAGTCCTTCTTCTTCGTCTTCTCCAAATACATTATTTAAATTTTCGTCGAAACTTTTGGCGTTCATACCTTCCATTGCGTCAGACCAGTGACTTACAAGATATTGCAAAGACATAGCGTTTCTTTCGTCTTCTACTTTTGAATAGACTTGGGGATTGCCGTCTTCGTCAAAATTAAAGAGCATGAAGCCTCCGCATGACCACTCACTTAGCTGGTCTAAGATGTTATCGGGAATTCTTTGCGTCTCACCTATTTTCATACATTTCATTACACTGTTTTATATATTTACCGAAAACTTCTCCAAAATGTATTCTCGCGACAGTGATGGTAAGTCCTCTGCCTTTATCTCAAGAACCTCAAAACCGTTATTTTCAAGCCAGATCATCTTGTGGTGATCTCTTTTTATTGATTTTAGGTAGTTGGCTCGAGAATTACCATGGAAGAACTTATTAAATGAATCGTGCTGAGCACCTTGCGATTCAACTGCAATCCGTTTCGTCATATTTACAAAGTCTACTTTCATCCTCGTTCCGTAAACGGGAAACTCCTCGTAACAAATGTGTTGTTCCCAAAAAGGCCTGAAGAACTGCTTAACTTCGAATTGAAAGTTTGAGCGACATTCTTTATCCCAATCGGCTCGATACTTATGGACACTTTTGTATTTAAGTTTTCCTCCAATGTC